AAAAGTTCCTAGTATTGAAATAGGCGATGAAATACTAGTTGGTAAGTTTAAAAACCGTAAAGCTACAGTTACTGGCTTTACTAAAGACGAACATAACCAACCTGTGTTACTAACAAATAAAGGCAAACATAATTTATTTAAAGGCAGAATAATAAAGTTGATGGACAAATCATGAGAATAAAAGAGATAATTGAGGCCGCAACAGCAGGTGCTACAGCAAGTGGTAACGTAGCGTCAGTGGTAAATCCACACGTTGCTATAGGCAAAGATTTAAAGAAATACTCAGGAAAACCAGGTAAAATGGGCAAAACACCTAAACCACCTAAACCTAAGAAACAAAAACCAACAGATAATGCCCTAGATATGAAGGGTACTAGCATATTTGGTGGTCCAATGCTAACACGTTAATATTATATTTTAAATAAATAACTTAAACAACTACTATTCGGGGTTAAACAAATGAGAGCTAAACAAATAATCGTAAAAGAAGATTTATCCATGGACACTCGTGTAATGGAAACAGACCACGAAGTACAAATGGCTAGAGCTGACTTATTTAAACTAGCAAAGTACTCCGTTGAACTACACAAGATGCTTAAAAACGTATCAGAAGCTGAAGGACTTGAAGGTTGGGTACAAAGTAAAATTACTAAGGCCGCTGACTATATTTCAAGTGTAAAGCATCATATGGAACAACAACCAAGTGATATTGAACTTGCTGTTAATGTTGGTCCAACTGATATGGAAGCTGAAAGTGTAACAGAATTAAAAAGTGAATTTACAGATGACGAAGTAAGAAAAGCTATTGCTATAGCTAACCATCCAGATTTTAAAGGTGGCAACTATACTGGAGCATCTGAGAAAATTAATAACATCAAACCTGGATTAGCTGATCATCCAAAAGTAGCAAGTGCTTTAAGAAAAGCTAACGAGAATAAAGGAGTATAATATGTCAAACATAGATAATTCTTTTTCAAGTTTAGTAGCAAAGCTAAATGAGATGAGCGAAACAGATGAAAAAGCAAATAAACACAAAGAAATAAAAGTAATTAAAAAAGCAAAACAAGAGCGTAAACACAACAACCCCGAAGTGAACGCTATGGCTAACTTGCTTGAGTCAATTGATGAGACCAAGTCTAAGAAACCTAACCACTTATTAGGCAAAGAGAAAACAAAATCTGTCCCGGCAGGAGAAACAGATGGTACAACGGAGAATCCCAGCAAAGGTAAACTAGTTGGCGAGGCTGACCTTGATGAAGATTTAATTGCTTCTCTTTCAAATCAATTTAAAGACTTACTACACCCTAAGGAAGTAGCAGAAGAAGAGCCCACTCCAGAAGCAAAACCTGCCTACTATAAACAAACTATAATATCACTAGAACAACTTAAGAAAAATTGTGTACGCATTAGCACAGATATACGTATGGGCGGTAGCACTAAAGCAGAACATATAGAAAGAATGTTTTCAGAATATGAACAAGCAATGGCAGGCGCAACACAACAACCTACTGAAGAAATTTAAAAAGTTCACGTTTCCTCCCAGGTGAAACTAAAGCGGTGTAGTTAATTAACTACGCCGTTTTTTCTTTATAAATAGTAATATGAAAAGACCTATTGACACATATACAGATAGTTTTGGTCAAACTATACATTTTACTGTACCAGAACCACATAAAAAGATTTGCATTAACATCTCAGGCGGAGCCGATAGTGCTATACTGTTATGGATGTTAATACAATACTGTGAAAAACATATACCAGATGCTGAACTACATGTTATAACATCAGCTAATCCTATTAAGGGCTGGTACAATGCTAAATGGAGTACTAGTGTACTCGATAAAGTACTCCATCTCACAGGAACTAAATTAATTAAGAGTCACTATACATTTTATAGCACAGATCAGATTAGATCTGAAATTGACGAAGCAGAAAGAAGTGTAAAGAACTTGCATGATATTACTTTTACAATACATGGCACTACACAAAATCCTGATATAAACATAGTGGGATTAGAACATGGTGGTAGATTTTCTAAACGAGATCCTGGACATTTTGTGCCAATAATTGAAAAGTATGAAATAGATATTACAAGATGGATGCCATTAATAAAAGTAGATAAACGTATGGTAGCATATTTGTATAAATATTTTGATATGATGGAAAATTTATTTCCATATACTAGAAGCTGTGAACAAGAGGCACGACATAATAACGATGAACCAGACTGGATGATAACACACTGTGGCGAATGCTGGTGGTGTAGAGAACGTCACTGGGCATTTGGGAGACACTAATGGCAGTAGATACAAAATTAACTAAAACCCCATATAAAAAAGAAAAGTACACAGAAGAGCAGTTATTAGAACTAGCCTTATGTACTCAGGACCCCAAACATTTTATGAAGGAACATTGTTTTATTCAGCATCCTACACAAGGTCGTATGAAATTTAGTTTATATGATTTCCAAGAAGATCTAGTTGATACATATCACAACAATAGATATAGTATTAGTATGCTTGCACGACAAACAGGTAAAAGTACTTGTGCGGCAGGATACTTGCTATGGTATGCAATGTTTAATCCAGACCAAACAATTCTAATTGCAGCACACAAATATTCAGGTGCTAGTGAAATTATGCAACGTATACGTTTTGCGTACGAAACACTGCCTGATTTTATTAGAGCTGGTGTTACTGCATATAACAAAGGATCGTTGGAATTTGATAACGGATCTCGTATTGTAGCACAGTCAACAACAGAAAATACTGGACGTGGTTTATCTATATCGTTAGCATACTTAGACGAGTTTGCATTTGTTAGACCAAACATAGCCAAAGAGTTTTGGACTTCACTTTCACCTACATTAGCAACAGGTGGTAAATGTATTATTACTTCAACACCAAACATGGACGATGACCAATTTGCACAAATTTGGAGAGATGCTAACAAAAATCAAGACGAATTTGGAAACTCAACAAATGAAGGTATTAATGGATTTGCACATTATCTAGCTACATGGGAAGTACACCCAGATAGAGATCAAGAATGGGCAGATGTTGAACAAGGTAAAATTGGTGAAGAAAGATTTAGGCGTGAACACAAATGTGAATTTATTGCGTTCGACGAAACACTTATTGATAGTATTAAACTAAGTAACATGGAAGCTCGTGATCCATATGCTATATCAGGACAAGTACGCTGGTATGCTCCAGTTGCCAAGGGTAAACTGTATATGATAGGATTAGATCCTAGTTTAGGCACAGGCGGAGATAACAGTGCTATACAAGTGTACAGTATGCCAGGAATGAAACAAGTAGCAGAATGGATGCATAATAGAACAACAGTTCAAGGGCAGATAAAAATTTTGCGAGAAATAGCACAGTTTATAGAAAGCGAAACAAATGGCGATTGTGAAATATATTACAGTATGGAAAACAACACATTGGGCGAAGCAGCACTGGTTGTTGTAGAAGAAACAGGCGAAGAAAACTTTCCTGGTACATTTTTAAGTGAAACACGGCAACATGGTAATGCTAAACGCTATAGAAGAGGCTTCACAACTACACATAAATCAAAAATAAGTGCATGTAGTAAACTAAAATACTGGGTAGAAACAGAGAAACTAGAAATAGCAAGTAAGCCTCTGTTAAGAGAATTAAAAACATTTATTGCACGTGGTAATAGTTATGCAGCCAAAGACGGCGAACACGATGACCTTGTAATGGCAGTTAATTTAATAGTGCGTATGAGTTTAGAAGTATCTAAATACGAAGAAGATGCTTTTGACTACTTAAACGACGATTTTGAAGACGGAGACGGTATGGAGCCTATGCCGTTTAGCCTACTATAACGCAATAATTGATAAATACATTAAAGGAATACTATACAATGCAACTATCACAAGAGATTTTTAACATCCTAAAGGGTGCAAACATTAAATTAAAATTGTTTGATCCAATGGGAAATAAAACATTAGATCCTGAATTATCAGCGAGATTTTACGCATATGATAATGATTTTCTTATCACTATTAGAGAAGAAGAAGATGGAGTTGAACTAGTTGTACAAGCAGGAGCTAGTTTCAATTTTAATGAACACAAAGATTTATTGAATAGTATTAAAAAAGCAGGACACAACGCTATGGCAGAATATAACATTAGAAAATTTGATAAGAATATTGAATTAAAAGACTTCGCACATGATGTAGTAAAAGAAGACGACCGTACTGAAAAGGCGATGAAAGACATGCAACCAAGCGCCGTTACAGGCTATTACGAGATTACAGACTTCTGGAAAGAACACACGCAGATGTGGGACAAAAGTGTTGACGAAGTGATGCAAATGATTTATGAGTGGACTTGGATTGAAATGACAACAGCCACTCGAGACAGAGATGAATTAGCAAAACGTACATTAGCAATAGTAGTTGACGCATTGAGGAACAAAAAAGACGATATGACATTTGATGACATGATTTCTCAGTTGGAATCAAAAACTGAAGAAGTACGCAGATTAAGAGAACTATCTGGTATTAAAGAAGATGCAAGTTCACCGGTATTTCAAATAATGAAAAAATCATTATTAAGACACAAGTGGTATCTTGAGAATGAAGAAATGGATCCAAACATGGTTTCATCAGAATTACGTGATGTTAACAAGATGATTGAAGCCGTTGATATTGGCGAACATGAACCTTATTTTGATACAGCAGTAAACGATGATTATAGAGCTTTATACAGAGAAGCTATTGCCAAGTCAAAAGGCAAAAAGACTTCTATATATGGAGTAGACAATGACGTTCTACCACCAAACGCAAAACCTAATCCAAAGTCAGCATATAATTCAGGTGAAGTAGAAAAAAATGATGCTGAGTTAGACGCTTTGAATCCTACTGAATCTGAAGTAGCTGAAGGCACACAAGGTTGTGCAGACTGTGAATGGATTAGCGACGAAACAGACGGCGACATTACTACTTGTGATGATTGTGCTGCAGAAAAACGTGAAAAAACTAACGAAGCAGAAAAGCGTTGGAAACAAACTAGTATGTCTCCGGAAGAAGCAATAGCAAAATACGGCAAAGAAAACGTAAAAGTTAAAAAAGGTGCATTGCGTAATGGTGATGACATGGTAGAAGTATTTGTTGAATCAATGAATGAAGGCGGAAATTCAGTAGAGGCATTTATGGCACATGTAGTTGATCATGCTAAAGAAATTCAAGCAGATAACTATAGAATGACTGATAGTTCATATTACGAATTCACAGATGAAATAGATACAGATGATGAAGAATTTATGAGTATGCCACAAGTGCAAGCTATATTAAAAGCAATACCACATGTGGATATGGAAAACACAGATATTAAACATGAAATTGATATTTTAGCATCGGGCGAATTACTTGAAGCAGAAACTGAATCATATTCTCCAGGTGATGAATATGCTGATTCAGAAGGTATGGTAAGTAATTGTTGTGGTGCTCCTATGATGGACTACAATGATGGACATGGTAGATGTTCGGATTGTAAAGAAATGGCAGCTGGCGAAACTGATGAAGAATTTTACGAAAACAAGAGTGTTATGGAAAGCTATACACCTGCAACAGGTAGCCTAAAAACAAGTTATATTCAATTGCCAGAAAACACTAAACTTATTATTAAACATACAAAAGGTGTTAATGAAGAAGTGCGTGGCAGCAGATCACGTAACATCAAAGCATTGTTTATTGAAAACAGTGCCGGAGAGAGATTTAGATTCCCACACAAATATTTACAAGGCGCTAAAGCTATGGCCAACCATGTAAGCAAAGGCGGAACGCCATATGATGCAATTGGTGAATCAATAGTTACTTTATGTACAGAAGTAGCACAATGTACACAGTTTTTGAGACATGTGCGTACAAACAAACTAACAAACGAAGGTAATGAAAACATTGTTGAAACAGTTAAACAAAAATTAAAAGAATTTAAGAATACAGTTAAGAGTCTACAGACTTCAAAAGGTTATAACGCCTATCAGGTACCTACTACTGCGATTGTAGAAGAAAAAGATAAAGAATCGGTTGACTTAACTGACAAGTTCATGTACAATACATTTGAGACTGCGAATATGGATGCAGTCTTAGAAACAGTAGCCCGTATTGTAAAGGAGAGAGATAGTATGACAGATCTAACTAAAAATAACATGAATCGTTTATACGATATGATTAAAAACAAGGAAGATTTCAAACTTAACATTGATCCAAACGATCCTGAGCATCCGGATAATGAAGATCCAATTAAATATTCAGGTGGTAATGGCGCAATGGCTAAGTTAGTATCACACTTATCTTACCTAGCAATGAACAGTAAAAATGACGAAGTATTTAACTTACTAAGTCAAATTTCAGGCGAAATGTATAGCTTGCCAAAAGAGCATGTTATACTATTAGCCAAAATTGCAGCATATTTAGATAAAAATAACAAGGCTCCAGCAAAGGAACCAGCAATGGAAGATCTTGCTGAAGCAATGTTAAATAGTCTAAGAAGAAAGATTGCATAATTTTTCTTTAAAAGTGCTTGACAGTAGGCACAATTTATTATATACTGTAATGGCAACTAAAGGCAAAAGTAGTTAAGAGCTACACAAAGGCAAAGTAGCACTAGCTACACAAACAAAGCAGAACTATAAGTTTTGTTACAAATAAAGGCTAATATAGGAGAAACTAATAATGGCATCTTTAGCAGAAATCCGTGCAAAATTACAAGCACAAGAAACAAAGAGCTCAAGCTCATCACAAGGTGGCGGCGATAACGCTATCTTCACACACTGGAATATTCCAGAAGGCAGTAGTGCAACACTACGATTCCTACCAGACGCAGATCCCGACAACACTTTCTTTTGGAAAGAACGTCAGATGATCCGTCTATCATTTCCAGGTGTAAAAGGCGGCGACGAAAACAAACCAGTTACAATACAAGTACCTTGTGTTGAAATGTGGGGAGATACATGTCCAGTACATGCAGAAATTCGTCCTTGGTTTAAAGACCCTACTATGGAAGACATGGGTCGTAAGTATTGGAAAAAGCGTAGTTACATTTTCCAAGGCTTTGTAACACAAAGTGATCTACAGGAAGACTCAGTACCTGAGAATCCTATTAGACGTTTTGTTATTTCACCTCAAATTTATAAAATCATTAGTTCAGCATTAATGGATCCTGAATTCCAGGAAATTCCTACAGACTATGAGGCTGGTACAGATTTCGTAATTAGAAAATCTACCAAAGGTCAATATGCTGACTATTCAACATCTAATTGGGCTCGTAGAGAACGTAGTTTAGATCAGACAGAACGTGATGCAATTGCAACACACGACCTACACAATCTAAATGACTTCTTACCTAAGAAGCCTGATGCAGAACATCTAAACGCTATCTTTGAAATGTTTGAAGCAAGTGTTGATGGACAGTTGTATGATCCAGCACGTTTTGGTCAGTACTATCGTCCATATGGTGTAGATGCACCAGCTACTACAGGAGCAAAACCTGTTGCAGCGGCAACTACTCCACCACCAACACCAGCACCGGCGCCAGCACCAGCGGCACCAGTTGTTGAACAAGCAACAGCACCAGCACCAACAGCAGTTGATATGACG